AACCTCGATGACAAACTTAGCCTTAACGAAGAGGGTTTTGCTTGTTTAACAGATGATCTTGAAAAACTTGTAGATAAATATACTGGAATAAAAGATTCTAGTTTTGGAAAATGTGCAGAGATTAGAACAGATATTATCTTTTTAATTGATGACATTGTTAATAAGGAGGTGAATGATGAATAATGTAATAGAAAAAGTAAAAACTTTGTTAGAGGAAGAAATAGAACATAACGAGCCTGTGTTAAATGGTGATGAAGTATTAACTGATGGTACTTTTGATATTCACGAGGGCAGAAGTGAATTTGCTACATCTTTACTTGAACAAATCGAAAAATGGGAGAACGAAGAGGAGGTGTCAGATGGCAAGTCAGTCTAAATTTCAAATCTTTGCTGATAGGCATTGTGATACTACTGCTTGGATAGATGTCACTGATACATATTCTGATAACGAAATGCATATCAGAATAGAGTGTGCGGAACATACTAGCTATGTTCCAACTCTATATGTGTATGACAGTGCAAAGGATGCAGATGGATACTATATAAATGAAGAACCTATTCATACTTATAGATTTCCAAAGTCATTTGGTAAAGAGGAGGAGTGATAAAAATTAGGCGGTAGCTACTTAGGTAGTTACCGCCTTTTTTTTTGTCCACAATTTGTCCACATGATAAATGACTGGTAAATATATTTTTTGAGTGCAGGACTACATCTTGTGTTTGAAGTTAGAATTTAACACTATATCTTGTGAAAAGCCTTGCATTATGCTATCAGTTTTGTAAGATAGTCTTAGTGTATGGATTGAGACTGTTGATCGTTAAATTTTTCATGCAAACCCATATAGTATTTAATCAGCTTGATTGACAGTCTTGATCTTAACACCTCCATTGAGGAGCATGAGATTGAAGATGTTAAGTTATCGTTAGATTAGAATGCTCTTAGTCTCCCCAACAATATGTTGTTGATTGTTGAATGACTTTAAAAGTGTAAACAACTAGACTGATTTTTTCTCATTGCGTGGGTGTTTCAATGTCGATAAATAACAAAACACAACATTGCGTGTCTCTTGCTAGTTTAGACATTCAAAATAGAACTGGCATTTCTTTTTCAACCAACCCTACTACCAACTAGCATCTAGCTGTAGATCATTAACCAGTAAATATTTTTTCGTCTGGTGTATCTGCGTTCCTATTCCTACATTACCCCTGTGTTTCACTTTGATAGCATAATGCATTATAATTATTGTTTATGTTTGCAGTCATAAGACACACATTTGAAATAGATGTCACTAATAAATACCAATCTAGCGGTGAATGGAAGCACAAGATTTGGTTATTTAAAAGTGAAAATGAAGCTGTGACTTATGCTGTATCATTACTAGATAATCCTGTGATTCTAGCTAACGAACACTCTTTGGCTCATGCCATAGAGACTTTACAGACTGGCAAGTATTGGCAGTATGGTAGGGAAAGCATAGCCATAGGAAAAGTAGAAGAACCTAAAATTATCGAGGAGAAAACAGATGATGAAAAGTCTATACATTAGATGTTCACAAGAGACATATGATCTTGCTCATGCTTTGGCAAAAAGCGAAAGCAGATCACTAAACAAACAAATCATACACATGATACACAAAGAAGCAGAATCTTTGCAGTTAAATGTTGATCAAACAGAAGAACAGAATGAAACTAAACTGGGTTTACAATCGCTTGTTGAAACAAAGAAACAGGAGAATCCAGTGACACATACCAATAGTTAAGAAGTGTATCACTACAGGCTTGAACCAGTAGTGTCTCTTCTTCACTAACTTTTCTAGGTGAATCTACCATAATCTTCCAAAAGATTTTCTCGCCATCCAAACCGACCTCTTTTCTAATTGTCCTTTGTACTTTAACTAATATAACACTACGAGGCGTAGCAGAAGAATACTGACCAGTAAATATTTTATCCAGTGATCCCATGAAACTTGTGGTAAAAGCTCCGCTTGAATGTATCATCCCCAAGTATTTATCACAGGCATTATGTTGTTGCTCGTTCAGATGTTTGCTGAGATATAGCTGATCAATTATGTGCTGATCATAGACCATTGCTCTGCCTTGTTTACTGTTATCGACAGAGGTTATGCCTACTTTATTTCTTTTGTGGAGATAGGGATTGCCAACATCTTTTATTCTTAGATTAGAACTCCCAGTCGAAATTGTCTTCAATAGTATCTCTCTCTTTGTATCTTCCATTTACTGGATTGAACTCCATATTAACACTTCCTATCATGCCTTGCCATCCCCACCTAGCTTTCCAATTATGTATCTGTACACCCTCATCTGATCTGTAAACTGTAATACCTGTATCTGCTTTAGAAAACCAAGCCATAGATTTAGCAATATCTACACCTGTGCAAACATTCTTTTTACCATCTCTTAGTTGAGGTTTAGTTGGATGTGCAACAAAGAAAACCAGTACCCCATGTTGTTTGGCAAAGAGTTGTACCTTGGTGAGCATATCAGAAACCATGTCAGTTTCTAAGCCTGTAATCCTATCATTGTGTATAAAGTTGTAAGGGTCTATCACTAGGATTCTTATGCCATATCTCATGACAGCACTTGCTCCTTTTTCTAATATAGACTCAATCGTAGGCATATCACCATCCATATAATCTTGGAATAAGATGTGATCTTTAATCCAGTCTTGTGCATAATCTTTTTCATCTTGTGTCATTCTTGTGTTGACTCCCTTGAAGAAAGGTTTGCCAGTAAGCACTTGTGATAATTGCACTGCATGAAGTTGCGGTGGCTTTTCAAAAGAACAGAAGCAAGTTTTCCATCCGCTTTGTCTAGCAACATTAACTATTAACTGGTCAATGAAAGCAGATTTTCCATCGCCAGGGTATCCTGTAACCACAAATAAATTTCCTGTAGCCAGTGTGAATAGTTTGTCTACACTTTGATACCCAGTAGAAACTCCACTTGGCATACCCTTTTCGTACAAGCTTTGGAAATCATCAGCATAATGCTCAA